TGATATATTTTTATCAGCTCGAATATCTTTGTTGTCCCATGTCCAACATTCACCTGTTTCTTGTTGAAAACAAACCCAAAATAAATTATGTTCAATTCCATAATCAATTAGAAAATGGGCAAGAGCTTTGCCCTTAGGTGTAATTAAGGGCAAAGGTGGGTTTAATTGAATCAAATTTTGCAGGAATCACAATCCTCTTCATTAATATCAGATTGTTGAAGTTCTGGTAGCTCAGACGGAGCTTCGCCCGCACCATCAAATGTATTGAAATAATACAGTTGCTTACCACCATACTTATAAAACATGACAATGTGTCTAATTAGTTCAGACAATGGAATTTCATCACCCTCATAGAATTGAGGATTATAACTTGTATTGACCGAAATACCCTGATCAATAAACTTCTGTAGGATTGCACAGATTTTTAGATATCCTTCCGGAGAACGTTGTTCCCAAAGCAGATCATATTTATTTTTTAGCTTACGAACTTCTGGTGCAACCTGCTTCAGAACCCCATCTTTAGAGACTTTAACAGTAACTAGAGAACGGATCGGCTCGATACCATTAGTTGAGTTACTTACCTGTGCAGAAGTTTCTGCTGGCATCAGTGCCATTAAAGTAGAGTTACGAATTCCGTAATTGACTAGCTTTTCACGTAGAGATTCCCAGTCCATATTATATCTTGGTTCAACTAATTCGTCAACCTCTTTCTTGTAGGTGTCAATAGGTAGTATACCAGAACCATACTTTGTCTCAGTATATCTTGGGCAACAGCCCTTTTCCATTGCTAGCTCAATAGAAGCTTTAATTAGATAGTAAGACCAAGCCTCGGCGTACTCATGGATTTTTTGTAGCCCTTCTGTATCAATATTCTGATATGTAAGATCATTCTTTGCTAGCCAATAAGCTAGATTGATGATGCCCACACCAAGAGGTCTACGATTCTTTGTTCCATTTTCTGCAGAAATCACTGGATAGTCTTGATAGTCAAGTAGTTCATCAAGAGCCCTGACCGCTAGTTTGCAAGGCATTTCGAAGTCTTCTGGTGTTTTGATTTTACCCCAGTTGATTGCAGCAAGAGTGCATAGAGAGATTTCCCCTGCTGTATCAAAAATATGTTTCATAGGTGTGGTCGGAAGATCTATCTCGCTGCAGAGATTTGACTGATGAATAGGAGCAACTTCTTTAATAAATGCACCATGATCGTTTGCATGATCAACATTCATCAGGTAGATACGACCCGTATCCTTACGTTCTTGAATGAATTGAGAGAATAGATCGATAGCTGGAACAACTTTCTTCCTCAGACTTGGATTGGCTTCTGCCTGTTCATAGAGTGCTCTAAACTTTTCAACGTCAACAAAGAATGCATCATACATCTCTGGAACATCATTTGGAGAAAACAGTGTGATGTTTCCACCAGTTAATAGACGCTCATACATTACCTTATTGAATTGAACAGAATAATCGAGATGTCGAATTCGGTTCTCTTCAACACCCTTGTTGTTCTTCAATACTAGTAGGTCTTCAACTTCTAGATGCCAAATGGGATAGTAAAGAGTTGCGGCACCACCACGAACTCCACCCTGGGAACAACTCTTTACAGCAGACTGGAATAGCTTAAAAAATGGAATAACGCCAGTGTGAGAAGTATCTCCGTTACGAATTGAAGAACCAATAGCACGAATACGACCAGCGCCAATACCAATCCCAGCTTTCTGGGAGACATACTTGACAATCGCTGATGATGTTGCATTAATTGAGTCAAGGGAATCATCCGTTTCGATTAATACACAAGAGGAAAATTGCTTTTGTGGGCTACGTAGACCCGCCATGATAGGGGTAGGTAGCGATATCTGAAAAGTTGAGACAGAGTCATAAAAATCTTTCACCCACTTCAGGCGGGTGCTCCTATCATAATTCTTAAAGAGAGTCATGGCAATCAACATAAATGCCATCTGTGGAGTTTCATAAAAACGACTGGTAACGCGATTCTTGATTAGATACTTTCCGCGGAATTGTTCCATTCCAGCATAGGCAATGTTGAAATCACGATCATGATCGATGTAATCGTTTAGCGCACGAATTTCATTCTCATCGTAGCTAAAGACAATTTCCTTATCATAATAGCCATGGGTGACAACATGCATGATATGATCAAATAAATCAATAGGTTCTGGCTGAGCATAGACTTCTTTACGAAGATGATAATTGATCAGCCTTGACGCGACATACTGATAGTTTGGAGTATCTTCAGAAATAAGTTCTGAGGCAGCCTTAATCAGAGTCTCGTGAATATCAACACTCTTGATCTTGTCATAGAATTGAACACGAGACTTGATTTCAATTTCGCTTTCGCTAACTCCTGTTAGACCTTCACATGCCCAAGAAACTACACGATGGAACTTGTTTAGGTCAAGGGGTTCAAGCCTCCCATCCCTCTTTGTGACTCTGATCATACTTGCCTCTTATTGATTTTCTGTTAAAAATTTGAAATATAGAGATAATTGATCCCATGCAGATGCTGCAACTTCTCTATGCTCTTTTTGAGTCCCATTACCCATACGTAATCCACAATAGTGGATCCAGCTACGTAGAGTTCCATTCATATACATACGCGAAATAGTCAGTCCTTCTGGTAGGACTGATCGTGCTTGCTCCTTAGCAATTTCATTCTCGATTGCCCATTTATAGGCATCCTTAGCAGCAGTTTGGACAATCTTTTGCATGACGTTCCAAGTTTCGCTAAGATCTTCATTATCGATTTCAATACTATTCTGCCGATTCTTTTTGTCCTGAAGTCTTGCCTCACGAGTGACAAATCCTAGATCTTCAAGCGGATCGGCATAACGTTGACTGAATTCTTGAAATGCAAATGAACGATGGCGAAGAATTTGTCGAGCAATGTCACGAGTAGTTTCTATAGACATCACTACATTTACCATTTCAAATACAGACCAATGACTGTTCCGAATACAATAACGTAGTAGTCGAGAAGATGTCTCCATATTCATCTGGTTTGCTGGATTGGAGACTCGAGCAGCATATGCAATAAAATCTGCTGCGGAAGGAACACCCTCAATCAGAGGATTGGTAATAGCAACAACCTTAGCGTGGTTCATCAATTTCTCCGGAATCGTCAATATCTTTTTCTTGATCAATAACTTGTTTAGCAGCAGTTTCTAGAACATGGATTAATCCAATCTTAAAAAATGCCATAATTGATTCTGCATCAACATCCAGAACCAATCGTGCATTGCCGTTTGATAGATCAATAATTTCAACAATTTTAATTTTCATGATCTAATCTCCGTATGGGTCACTATATATTATACTGTATACGACAGTATAAGTCAAACAAAGTATTTGTTGGCTATTTCAGCAATTCTTTGCCGTTCTGGATGTTTCCGAATCCACATTCCTGTATATGGACTGAAATTATCTCTAAACCATTTATCAAGGTCTGGGCGCCTGGTATTAATACTCAAATCAATGGTCAATGCCAGTTGATCATATTCACTATCACTGATAACACTAATACCTGCATATTCATAGAGATATGCATAGACTGAAACTTTAATTCGTTTACGTGTTTCTACATCGATTTCAGTATTATATTGGGTAGATTCTTCCTCATCAAAAAATGATTCTAGATTCATGCTCTTTTCCAGTAGTTCAAAGCTAGCTTGGCTGCCAGATCCCTATACGTATTTGTATCAATGATGTGTTTAATAAATTCAGAACTCAATCCAGCAAGAATGGCATCATTAACATCTTTCTGGTCAAAATTTGTTGGCCAAATGCAGACATTATATCCATTCATAATTGCCTTATCAATTTTATTTACAGTATCTTTGGAAAATCTTTCATTATCATAAACAACAACAATATTCTTTTTGGGAAAGTCTTTGATTGTGGATACTAGATCACCACCAGCAGTAGCAATTGAATTAGGAATAAACATTGAATCAATCGGTCCTTCAAAACAATAAACTTTTTTATTGAAATCTATTGTATCCAAACCATAAACTTTGGGTGTTGATTCATCATTTACTATTGTGATATATCTTGTTTTGCTTTTGGAATCCAATGAGCGCCCTTGAAAGGCATGCATCATATTTTCACTATTAAAAAATGGAATTAATAGCCTTGGTTCATCATATAGCAAAGCCTCATCATCAAATTTATTTGGGATAATTTCATTTGCCCATGTCATGAACTTAGGAATAAAAAACATCTTTGCATGATATGGATTAGGTATCATGCGGTTTTTAACAAATACTTTACATGGGTGTGATGGTTGGAGTTGACTTACCTTCTTCAATCCTTTTAATGGACCAGACTGAAGATAGATAGGTGTTCTCATTTTATTGATAAAGATTTCAAGTTCTGGATCCTTTAAAGGTTTTGTATCCTTTAATTTTTCCAGAGAATATTCGGAATGTAGAAGGGAATCAATTTCCTTAAGAAACTTTTCAAATCCATATGTTACATTACAATTGTGGCAATGATATAGGACCTTCCCTTTCTTTTCGTATAGATAACCACGGGCCTTTTTGGAATCAGAATGTGAATCACCACAAAAAATACAAGAGAAGTTATATAGCGTATTACTCTTTCTCTTGTAATTTCGGAGACGACTTGACAGAAGTCCGATATATTTTTGCTCTAACCAATACATGATAATACTCTATATTACCTCATTGACTCATAGAGTATTATACACAGGTTTAGCAGGATGTAAACTAAAAAATAAGTTTATAGTATCTTTCGACCAAGCCCATAATAAATCCGATGGTTACAGCTGAACCCATCGCCATTAAAGCTAATCTTTCTAGCTTTGATACCTTTGCTTCCATCCTTTCATGATGTTCATCGGAAGCAATTCTAGATTTTTTAATTTCATCTAAAATAGCGCCATCTTCTTCGCGCATGGTTTCATATACTTCTTTTAATTTTAATTCCAAGTCTTCTCTACGCTTTTCGAGAAGCATAACGATGTTGTCGGAACTTTTTTCCTGTTGTGTTAATCTTTGCTCATGCACGGCAAGCATTTTTGATAAATCTGATGAAACGGCTGCAAGTCTTTGTATTGCATCGTCTATCTTGTTAAATCTATTTTCAAAGTCGGCAGCCATTGAATTAGATCTTTGGCTTTAATGAGCTTAGGGGATTACGCTTGAGCATAGGAAATAACTGTCTAAGTTTCTTTTTCTTAGGATAAACACCTGGTTCTGCATTGGGTTCAACACCTATACCAGCAATACTTCCACTTCCTGCTGCATTCGTAGGACCGGTTGTTTCGGTTTCTTGTATACTACGCATTTTTTATTCCCCTGAGTGCTTCTACTATTTTTATATCAAGAGGTATTTCATCGGTATATATTTTGGAATATTTACCTACATTATGAATCACGTCAGGAAGTGCATTTAAAAGTATCAAAAATGGTTTTATACAATGAAAAGAATTTTCTATTTTTAAAAATAATATTCTAGCTAAATGAACACCAAAACAATTATGTAAAGTTATTATATGATTTAATATCAATCTTTCCTTTAACTCACCGGATTCTTGATATCTAGTCAATAACTTTTTTATATACTTTATTCTATTTAAATCTTCTAAAAACTCTTCGGTTGATTCTGCGCTCGGATTGTCATATACACGAGCGCAGAATATTATAAAATTTTCATCCGTCAAGTAATCTCGCATTACCAAGATAATTCAAGAGAAGCTCTACCCCACTTATTATTAGCGACGCAGACATAAAAATAAGTATTATCATATGCAATCTGCCCAGCAGTACCATTTGCTGTATTTGAGACAGGTGTAGTTTTCTTAACTAGAAAACCATTTGCAAAATTTGTAGCAGATATTGTCTTTAAATTAGCACTTGATGATGTATTAGTTAAAATCACCACCCTGTCATTTGCAGACAGGGTGTTTGATACAGGAAGTGCTGATACTTTAATCTCTGACATTATATACTAGTTTCTCTTACGTACCAGGGAAGTAAGTATTATCGCTAGATGCATCATTTGCAGTAGCTGGAGTACCATAAGCAGCTGTTTGTGCACCTAGGCTTCCCATGGCTACTAGAGTTTCTAAGTGAACTCTACCAGCACGTCCACCTAGAGTAATGGTAACTGTTCCACCAGTTGAAGGTACAAGATTTGCTGAGAATGTTGCACCGGAACCACCAGATGCACCACCAGTAGAATTAGCAATTGTAACGACTGCAGTAGTATTTGCAGCTGTATTTGAGAATAGACCCGGATTGGTAATAGTAAATGTCAATGTACCACCGGTCGCATTTGTAGCTACTGTGGCAGTTGCATTGATTGTACCGTTGGATACAGTAATCAAATCTGTATTTGAATAGCCTGTAGCAGTACCGGTGTATTTGATTTCGTCGACGTGTCTTTCTCTATTGAAACCAATGACTGCAATTGCTGTATTGGTAAATCCTGCACCACCTGAAGTTACTGAAACAGCAACCATATTTGATGTTGCATTTGTAACAACGGTACCTACAGCATTGGTTGTTCCATTAGAAACTCTAATAGTCTCGCCATTGGCAAATCTAGAACCTGCAGCAGTAACAGTGAATGAAACAACAGGACCGGTACCGGCTCTACGAATATTCCATCCAGCATGAGCACCATGCTCTTTTGCATTTGTTTTGTTATTGGCTTGTTCAGTTGCGGATACACCGAAAACTCCGACTGCCATTCCAGGTAGGAATGCGCCAGGAGTCGCGTTGCTGAACATCTGAACATCTACGTTAGCACGTGAACCAGCTGTATTACCGAAGTGAGCATTACCCCCACCACCTAATTTAACAGCTGTATATGTACCGATCGGTGCACCGTTAGTTGTTTGAACGTTTGCGCTCACCGTAACGGCTTGATCATTTCTACCCCAGAGTGGCATTTTTTACTCCTAAAATGTTTTTTCTTATTTATTTAAGATGTTTCTTCTCATCGGAGATCGTATAGTCCGCTACGGCTCTAGTGACTCCAAAACCACTTTGATCTTGATTTGGTCCACGAATAGGTGAAGAAACTACAATCGGAGTTTGTGGCTCCGACTTATTCTTCTTCCTTTTGGCTTCTATTAACCAAGATCGAAACTTAATCATCAATCGAACTTCTTAGCGATTTCTTCAAGACGAGATAGTTCTTCAGTAGATAGAAGTTCTTCGGTTGCTGGAACTTTTACATTATAACCCATAAGTTTATTTGTAGCTACCTTAAAACCTTGTTCACGATTGGTACGTTTTGTATCGCCAACTTTTTGATTCTTTTGGAGTCCCGGACCGACTTTTTTCTTATATGATTTTAATAAAGTGCTAGAAATCTCATCGATCTGTTCAACTTCTTCATTTGTAGTCTTACCAGTTGATGAATCTTTATGTTCACCGTATTTGGCTATTCTATAACCGCTTTTAACAATTTCTGCATGTTTTGGGTGTTGTCTGACTAGATAACGAATTCTCTCAGGTGTATTACCCTTTTCGCCATGCTGATAATCAGGAGACTTTGTAAGATCTAGATGCACATTCTTTACATCATGTGATTTGTCCATTGCTCCCTTTTCATAACTCATTTTATACTTTGATAGATCCTCGGAAATTTCCTCAACTTCTTCTTTTGCAAGTTTATCGGTTGCTTTCATAATACCGCGAATTCGCTGAGATGCTTTTGCAGCTTTTGAAACATCACCTGACTTACCTGCAATATAGGAATGCTTGGTTGCATCATCAGATGCTTTTTTAACGTATGATGCTAGAGTTGATTTTTCAAGTTCATCGATCTGTTCAACTTCTTCATTTGTAGTCTTATTCAAATGAAGTTGATGTCTTTGAATAAATCCTTCTGCTGCATCTTTTGATGAATTCCAACCGGTTCTTTCATAACCAGATATTTTTAACTTGGGAACATGACTGTTAATAGAATATTTTGTTACATCTTTTCTACTTGATACAATTTTAGAACCAGGTGATTGAGTGTCTTTATACGCAGAATAAGGTTCCAGTGTGGCTACTTTTTTACCATCATGATGTACGTCATATGTTGGTTTACCATCAGGATGAGCTATCGTTGATTTTTTGCCAGTTTTTATAAGTTTATAATCTGGATGAATTTCTTCAGTGATATGAGTAAATTCTACTTCTTCGTTTGCTTTTTTACGACCATAAGTGTCACCACCTGGATTATACTTTGGGTCATATTTTACATTCTTTAAATCATTATGGTGTAAATCAAATGTATGTGATCCTGGCTTTCCTGCTATAGTACCAGTTACATTAAACATTTTACCCTTTGCGCTGTTAATATTGACATTTCTACCGTGCAAAGGATGTCCTGGCTTATTAACAACAGCTGTATTTGTGTCGTAATCTTCACCAATTTCAACTTCTTCTTTTTTCAATACACCGCGACCAACAAGAACATCCTTGTGTGTAATTTTGTTTTTTGGATGTGCTAGACGAGCAAGACTCTTTTCCTTATCGGTCTTTGGAGTTGTATGCTTGCTTTCCTTTTTTACATCATCGTCGTCATCATTATCGCTATCATCTAGTTTATCATTTGTTTCTGGTCTAAGCACTACGTCAGTTTTACCACCAACTTTTTTATCATCGTCATCATCATGTTTTTTCTCGACGATAGCTCTAGCAGCTGCAATTACGCTAGCTGATAATCCGAAGTCTAGTCTAGACATAAAGGGTTTCTCCTCATCTATTACTTTTGTTTTGATTTCTGCTTGCTTTGTCAGCTTTGACTTTTCAGAAGTAGGTGCTGGATCATCAGGTCTAGCAACATTTTTTATTTTGATTCTGGCTTCTGTGCCGGTTTCTTCTTGAATTCCTTTATGTTCAATCTTTGAAATATTATTGATTCCATAATTTTTTGCCACAAATTTACTGACTTTATTTTTAGCCTCTCTATGATCAGCGGCTTTTACTTTCAATACAAGTTTGCTTTTTTTAGGTGCAGGACCTATCGGTTCAGATGTTTTATCATCTACCATTTTATGATCGCGATTATCAAACGGTTTCATGTGAACATGAAATATATGAGTAGATTCAATTAAACCTATTTCTTCTTTTGCCAACTTCTGAGTCTCCTTCATTCTGGCATCAGCTTCTTTATTTCGCTTTTCTATTTCTTGTTCTCTTTTTTTATTTTGAGCTTCAGCTCTATCTACAGAAGCTTTTTCATGGGCATAATTTCTTGCAGCACCTACGTCCTTGCCTGATTTATCTCTCAAATCATCAGGCTTTGATGTGGATGTCTTTCTAAACTGCAAACCGCGAGTGCCTACAAGTTTACCAGCTGTGACAGAGACTTCGGAAAATGTTTTCATTGCTTTGAAAGAGCTCTTAGAAACCAACCATGTTTTTCATGTATGTCTATTCTTCCTGCAATAAAATCCGCAAGACCTTGCTTATTGGCTTTATCTGCCATCGCAAATGCTTTATTGAGTTCACTAATCATCTTAGAATTATCAGATAATAATTCAGATATCATTTTTGGTGCAGCCGGAATATTAATCTGATCATCAATGATTGATAATTGAGAAAATCTGGTTAGACTTCCAGGTGCATATGCATCCAAAGTTCTAATTTTTTCTGCAATACCATCTACAGCTTCCCATAAATCTCCATAGATATCACCAAATAACTTATGATATTCACTGAAGTAAGGTCCCTCAACGTTCCAATGAAAGTTATGGGCTTTCAAATAAAACGCAAAAGTGCTTGCCAAAATAACTTTCATTTGTTGTACTAAATCATTCATTGACTAGCCTCCATTTCCACCGCCAGAACTTCCGCTTTTTCCTGGTGGATGTTTTTCTATTTTACCGCTTGCCATACGTATACCTATCATGGGAGGATTCCATTCTTTACGTTTCCCAGTGGTACCTTGAGGAACTGAAAGTTCTTTGACAAACGTTTTAAATGTTTTTACCACGCTCTGCAGCTCCAATAACGGGCACGAGTTCTAGGACCTGGATTATCACAATTGTGTCTAGCTCTAAAACTCTTTCTACGTGCTGGAATATTCTTTTTGATCCTCATATTTGGATCACCAAATTCAACTTTCTTGACATTACCAGTGCTTGGATCGCGTACGTATACCTTTGATTTCTTTACATCACCCTTCATAGGTTTGCCAAGAGGAACTTGTCTTCCTTGATATTCTGCTTCATCCATTTTACATGGGCAGGTATCATTTCCTGCACATTCATAGATACCTAGATTTTCTCTCACTATACGCTTTATTGTTTGACCTGGTGTTGCTTTCTTGTAGACATTAGCAAGAGAGGTTGTACCGTCAAATCTGGATGAGGGAGAATTTGAATTGGAAGACTGGCGTTCTGCGGTTTCACCAGTCTTATATGATTCTTGAGCAGATTTAAATGCTTCGGGTGAAGGTGCACCCTTTTCGCCAGGTTTTCTAGGTGGTAATCCTTTTTCTCTTCTCTTACGAATATTATCCCAAAGACCTTCACGAAGATCCTTATCCGCAGTATGATAGGTCTTACCTTTTGTAATATAGGAATTTACTCTAGCCATTCCCCATTGCTGCGGAGTAGTACCAGGTCTATGACCAGTTCTCCATGCAGCAACACCTCTTCTATATACCTTTTGTAAGGTGCCCAAAGATACACCGGATTCTTTAGCTTTTTTGGCTAGTCCTGCGGCAGCAGATTCATCAATATCTATTTCTTCTAGCATGGATTCCTCACCAAATTTAGCCCTATAAGCTTTTGTATATTTTGATTCTTTGGTTTTTGCTTCTTTATCCCCAGGGGCAGGTTCATATGCAGCCGGATTTTTTGGATCCATTTTGCTTGTTTTCGACCAGTGTGCTCTACGAGCTTTAGCAGTAGCTGAAGATAGACCTGCTACATATGACTTATTCAAACCTGATTCTGGATCTTTGGGATTTTTCTTCATTTTATTCTCAAGTTTTTTCTTATTTATATTAAATGATTTCTTGCCAGCTTATAGATCCACAAACATTGCTAGTCGCCGAGCTTGATGTAATTGCCAGAATGAAGATGGTTTGAGTGTTTGCAAACGTATTTCTTTCAAGCTGGTATTTGAAGAGATATTCCTCGCCGAGATTAATTTGTCCGCCTCCCTGATTTGTTGACGTGATATAACTCGAGTACATATCGATACCGCCAGATATTGTAGCAGCTGTGTTCGTATTGTACTGGACTGCGGAGTTTGCAGCAGAGTTTGCCCATACTGCTCCTGTCAAAGTGGCTCCGCTTATTAGTTTGTATCTGTAAAATGCTTGACTTATAGGCATTACGGCTATGTCAGTCGGAATGACCACTGTATCCGCAGCATCAGGATGAAGCTTGATTGCAACTACAGGGTAGTAAGTTCCGGCAACCGACATACTGAATTGATTTGCGGCGACTGGATCTTGACCTTGTGTATGCGACTTTCCTGAAAGAGCATAGCCGCCTTCCGAGATCACGGTTGAGCAGATGAGTTTTAAAGTGCTACTGCTCGCCGTAGAACTGGTGTTCTCTATCTCGGCTCTGATGGGCAGAGTAGCGGTCTGCATGTAGGCACCTTTCGCGGCTGTATTTTGATTGGCGTGATTGAACGTATGACAGTGTATGAACTTGCCGTCGATCACGAATCCCATCCTGACTGATCCGACACCGAGCCACTCCATGTCGATGAAGAGGATCTGAGGATTGTTTAAGTTTAGAGTAAGCAGTGAGGGTCCTGTACCGTCTAGTTTGTCGATATTCCAGCTCGATTGAATCACGGGAGTATCTACAACTGAGCCAGTAACCTTCGATCTCTGCACAAATTGAACGGTCGAAGCGCCGGTTTGCTCCAGGAAGAATCCGTTGTCACTACCAAAGTAACCTACTCTTTGTCTAAGTCCGGCTTTAGCAGAGTTCATGACAAAAGTATTCAAGACTTGCAAAGACTTGCCGGGCTGGTAAGGAAATATTCTCTTTGATTCCCTATAAACGTATGAACCAGATCCAGTATTCACAGTGCAGTCAATGGACGAGGTGTTGGAGATAAACGAGTAAGAGCCACCAGAGCTATTTGCTGTATTAAACTTTTCGTTTTCTCTGTAGCGTTGAGACGAATCAAACAACGTGAAAGGCTGAGACGACCTGGCTCTACCAAATGCATCTACTGCCATTCCTGTTGGATTTGCTGGACCAACAATATTTCCATATTGGTCAGCCAACATAACGGTTTCAAAGATGGTTCTACCATCATTAAGGTATTGGTGAGTATCTTTTCTAAATTGTGCCATTTTACTTTCCTAGACTCTCTCTAATTACCCTGAGAACCGTGGAAGTAACACTTTCTTTTATGGGTTTCATAGGTTTTATATTTCTATTTTTATGAGCCACAACAATCATTGATTGAGTCTTTTTTAGATCTCTATATTCTTTCTTTCGTTGTGATACAGTACCACCTTTGGTTTTTCTAAATGCTTCAAGTTCTCCATGACTAACATGACTGTATTCAGGATGTTTTACAACATCGATATTCTGAGCTCTACCAGTCTTTCCATGGAATCCATGAACATTGACTCCACCCATTTTTCTCATTTTCTGCCATATTGCTAATCCACCATGAGATTGTTCTTTGGATGTCAAAATATGATCATGTTTAGTAATCAGATGATGATAAAGTTTGTGAACACCAGAACCAGGTTTGGCGACCGCCATATCTATGGCTAATGACTTACCTTGTTTAACTGCATTTACATGGGAATCAACATTCCCTTCATGATCAGTAGTTGTAAAATGATGTTGCCCGAAATGATCGATTGTATGATATACCTTTCTACCATCCTCTAATGTAGAATGATACTTCATCTTTTTCTTAGCACCATCATCAAGTTTTTTTCTGAGATGATCTAACGGCTTATCAAGATATCTTTTAAATGCAAAGCCAGATGCTTTTTTTGTTATATCGGTTCTAAGCACCGCTTCATCTAATATATCGATCAAAATACAGACCCCTTTTTATGTGTTTTTATAGATTTTGTATAGTCACTGAAAGGTCTTAATCCCCAACGTTCAAGAGTTTTATTTAATACATCATTATGTGTGTCAGAAGCGGCAATATTTTTTGATTGATAATTTTCAACATCATCAGTATCTACAAGGGGATTTCCTGTTACATAACCAAGACCTCTGATATCTGCTACTACTTCTTCCTCTTTAATAGAAGTCTTAGCATTTCTTTTTCTTCTTTCAACTTCAGCTCTTGCTTTAACACCTATCACATCATTTCGTTTTGCATATCTAGCAAGAGATATACCGCTTGTTTCAGGTCCTATATGTATTTCCATGCCTTTCTTTACATCATGAAACATTTCTCGTGCATGCTTGTTCGATACATGTGATGGTATTCCATTTTTAAATTCACTGAATCTATTATTGATTGCATGGTCTCTCATCTTTGATGCTGACATACCTGTAACACCTTCAGCATCAGGATCTCTTTCACCTGCTGAAACAACATCAACTGATTTAAAATTAAACTCTTTTCCAGGACCATTATATTTGTCTAATAATTTCTTATATTCTTCAATTCTATCTGACCCTGCAATCATAGTAACATGAGTAATACCTTTTTTGCTGAGTTCTTTAAGCTGATGAATAAATGTTGGAGCTTCACTTGAAGCAACTTTTATATTTGTATTTGGAAAAAATCTACTTGCGTGTTTGATTTTTTGTTCAGCAGATAAAGGATTTTTTTCTGGATCTTGTGAATGTGATAAAACAATTGTATGACCAGCTTTTTTTGCGGCAGCAATTTCTTTGACTTTATCAACAAGTGCTGCATGCCCTACAGTTGGCGGATTCATTCTACCAAAAGCAAATATATGATGTACTTCATCTGATTCTGGTGGAGTAGAATCCGGATCACCTTTACCTCTATTATTGGCAAAGTTTAATCTAGAAAATTCTGCACGGTCAACTAATTTTGTAGGTTTACCATCCCTAATAGATACAAATCCCTCAGGTTTAACTTGTTTACCGCCTACAGTATGATCAAATTCTGTTGGATTACCGAGAGCTGTCAATAGAACATCTTTTGCTTTTTGTAAATGTCCGTGTAATTCAAGCGCTGATTTATATTGTTTCTCATTGGATTGAATATCGTTAATGAGTTCATTATAAACGTCAGCTCTACGTTGTTTGGCTGCTTCTGTTTTTAATTTTGTAGTTTCTGAATTACGTTTTGTTTCAAGATACTTTATATAATTCTTGGTATTAGGAGTTGTACCATCTCTAACTGTTTGATTGATATAAGGTTTGATATAAGCATCATGCTTCGCAAGTGCTTCTAGAGTTTCAGTTTTGGTATTTCTATAAGCTTCAGCAGCATCTTCCTTATGCTTTGCATATTTTTCTTGCATTGCGTTTGTATAGCGAGACTTACTTATATCATTGACCTCTGGATTAACAAGATTAACATCTGGATCTTGTTTGAATTTAGAATGATCAACATCGAAACCAGCTTTCATATCGCTGAGTTTCTTACCTTTATATTTTGTATGAACAACAAAACCGATTTGGGATGCTGCAATTCTTCTGCCTTGTGCAGAATCTTTTGGCGCAGAATAAGTGATTGTATTAGGTGCAAATTTTAGTTTATTGTCTTCTTCCTCCACATCCGGTTTATCATATAGAAAATCACCTTGATAAACACCGCCTTCTTTAGGCATTATTTTTGGAAGATGAGCTAGAGCAGATTTTAATTTTGAAACAAGACCAGGTGCATGCCCGTGATTTTGTTCAATATCTTTTTCTGTATAGTTGAGTTTTGGATTTACGTTAAATGCCGATTTAGATGCAACAAAAAATTTACCGTTTTCTGGATTTATTCCAAAAACAACAGATGGGGACCCATCGTATTTGGTTGTTATTTTTGACTTAGACTTACCACCAGTAAGAAGATTATGAAGATCATCGAGATTATTAGCAGCATGAGCTACTCCTTCGTCTCCACCATGAATAATATGATCCTCAGCATGTTCTAAATGTTTTAATTTATCTACATCGATAGATTCTCTAAGAAAATTAACATATCCTATCATTCAATTTTCTTTCTTTTTATAATTTAACCAATCCAGATCTGGATTGTAAGAGTTTGGCTGGATATATCCCAACCCTTACTCCTTCTATTCTTTTTCCGTTTATAGTAAATCCTCTCCCCTCACGATATGTAGCACCAAATACTGGTAAATAACCATTAGTGAAATAAGAAAGATTACCTGAAATACTCATGTGACTGGTAAAATCAAGATCGTAATAATCATCTTTTATTTTTGTTAATTTTGGTTTACCTTGACCTATTATTTGAACATGTTGAAGTGAAAAATTCGAACCATAATCGGGTCCATATATAGATAGATTTATGAGTTTTTTATCTTTTATATTTTTCATCAGTGGTTTAGTAAGTTTATTATCGATAACAAATTCACTTGTTTGTTTGAGAAATTCTTGTACTTCTGGATGATTATAGATTTTACTACTTGCCGATTCCGTAAGTCCACCATATTGTTGAAAAACTTCAGGCCCGCCTTCTTTCTTGTGTGATATGTATATTGAGTCAGAAGCAAGCGGATTTTTTTTGTCTTTACAAATAATAATATCAGCTTTTGGATCACTTTTAGAACCACCAGCTCTTTTTAACTGAGTATCTACTTTAACAGCGTAACTCATATTTTTATACAATTTATTGCCAACTTTGATTGTAACAGGTACTCCAAATTGGCTAAACATTGTATTTAGTGCATCCACTACCTCATCTTCATATGCTGTTCCATTTCCAGCTGTTGGTTTTCTTATTTTATTAAGTGCAATATAACCTTCTTTTGAACCATATTTAACCTTTGCATAACGTATATTATTTAATATATGAAAGTTAGTATCTATAATATTAAATTGAGTACTTTCAGGTAATATTGCTATTTGTTGGTAATTAGCTTCTTTTTTTACAAGAAAAGGAGCTGTTTGTTTATTTTCAATTTGAAAAAGAGTTTCTTTAAATCTAGGATTTCTTTTAACATACTTGTCGAAAGAATCAGATCCATCAGTTGTTCTTTGAGCTAGAGTAGCCACAGTTATAATTACCTCAAATAAAAGATATTTTCAATATATTTATACAAAAAGGGAGTTGGACCTTTCGATCCAACTCCCTCCGAATTCAATTAGTAAAGTTGTCGAGCGGAACCCCACCGTAATCTCGACTATTCCTTTCGGTTATCCCCTGTGCCACTGCTTGTCTAGATCAAGCTAACTTTACTTCATTGGTCCTATTTATACTAGTTATATGGATTTTAAATAGAATTATTTATATTTTTAAGAAAAAAAGTTGGTGTCCATCCATCAAATCCTGCACCGTTATTAAGCTTTTTTGACATTTCTTGAGCTGATTTATAGTCAGCAAACACACCAATCGATTGTTCGGTTGATCGTTCCATGACCTCAAATTTATGAGAATCATTTTTCTTAATATAATAATTTCCCATAATAACCTCTTAAGTTTTATTAATAGATGATGAATTATATGTTTTTACTAATATATCATATACTGCAGTAAGTTCTTTAATATCTATACTGGGTATAGATGGATAGTCTCCTTTTCTTTCACTCTGCTCCCATGTATTTTCCTCATATTGACGCTTTGCAAACATTGTTTCGCGTGCAATATCAAGAGCAATATTCATCAATGTTAGCTTTACATTCTCACTCATTATGAAAATCCTTCAAAATCTTTCTTAGAAAATTTACTTCTACTCTTAAAGAAATCAGAGTCTCTTTCACCAAAGTCAGTTTTATCCATTAGAGGTTTATCATCAATTAAACCTTCCTGTGCAGACTCATCTACATCATATAGTTTCATCCTTGATCTGTCAACACCAATTACAAACCTTCGATTTTTTACTGGATCACTATAGCGATTTTTCAGCTGCTTAACCATCAATTGATTGAGTGATTCTAGTTCCTCACTCGTTATTAGTGCAAACATAAAATCAACTGTAGCTGGAAGACCAATAGATTCTGATGTATCAGTTAGATCAATATCACTATTATTATAACCACTACGGTTTGTTTGTGTAGCGGAAACAATAGGTACGTTGAATTCTACTGCCAGCCCTCTTAGTTCCTCTGCAATAGCCTTTACGTATGTATAACTGTTTACTGATGCGGTAAATTTAATTCTGCTAGATGCACAAATATTGAGATAATCAATATAGATAATATCAGGAATAAAGTTCTTTTTCAGTTTAAGTTCATTAAGTAGATGTCTAAAGTTTGCAGAACCAGCTGATGATGTTGGATATTCCTTAATAATCAGATTACCAGTGGTCTTAGTTTTAACCTTGAAAATTTTCTTTTCAAATGCATCAAAAGGAATTGTAGCCAATTCATCAATAGTAAGATCTAATAGATTTGCATCAATACGTTCTGCAATACGTTCCTCTGCCATTTCCAGAGTTATGTAAAGAACATTTTTACCGTCAAGAAGATTCCCGGCGGCACAATGACACATAAACAAACTTTTTCCGACCCCGGTTGATGCAAGAGCAACGTTGAGAGTCTTTTTAGAAAGACCACCCTTTGTAATTAAATTGAAATATTCTAGATTAAAAGGAATCTTTAGTTCTTTACGATGATAAAATTCATATCTAGCAGCTGCATCATCTAGAAAATTGTGTCCAATATTAGTATCAAAATTTACTGCAAGTGCATCTTGTAAAATTTGAGGAATAGATTCTTTAGTTAGTTTTTGATCCTTATTATCCAAAATTTGGATAGATTTCATAATCCCATTATATACAGCTTTTTCCTGACAGAATTTTTCTGTCTTTTCTAGAAGCCAATCTATATCAGTTTTAGGATCAAAATTTAAGTTATCAATTGTTTCCTTAACTGAGGAATGAAGGTTTTGATCCAGACCAGACTTAGAGTCCAGATCAATAAAAAGAGCTTCCTCAGTCGGAAATTTATTATATTTTAGAACATAAGACTCAATTAGTTCAAATACTGTCCTATCTACTCTATCCTGAAAATAATCTGATTTTAAAAATGGAATTACTTTTCTACCATAATCTTCCCTATTAATAAGATTTCCAAATATAATTTTTTCAAAACTCATTTATTATCCTTAACAAATATAGAGACAATAATTTTCTGCTAGATCCTCAGCCCATCTTTGATTTTTATCTTTACATACAATTGTCTCTACAATATTACCATCTAGATATAATTCAACTGTATATTCATTATCAATCAATAGAACAACAGCTGATCTAATTCCATTATCACTTGAATATTCAGCAATCCTCATCATTAATTTCCTTAATCATATCGACCTTGCCAAGTGAGTATCGATTTTTAATCCAACTTGCAAAATCGGTATTTTCTAAAATAGATTTCCAAAAATCGCCGTTATTTACAATATCTGCTGCTCTATAGTTTTTATCGCCAATTTCTCCGGTTTCTTTATCTACTCTTGAATACCAACCAACTTTGGGCTTAATAATATAACCGCCTTCAATTGCTAGATCAAGCAATCCAGACCATTTATTGATACCAGAATCATAGTTTACAGTAATAGGAATTTTTGATTTCTCTTTAACATATCTAGATTTTTCTACATTAATGACAAAGTGGTATCCTTTAATATCCTTATCATCTTTATCCTGTTGACGACCAATAATCCAGATGTTATCTGCTGAATAGTACACTCCAGTACCTCCACTGACAACTGGTTTTGAATACAATTCTTGGGTCATATATATATGATTGACCACCACCATAGGAATATCTTTGAGAGTCAGATGAGGTGTAATCATACGAAAGAGGGACTTGAGTTGTTTAGCTCGAGTCATATCGGCAGCAGAACTTTGCTTTAGAGCATCCTCTACTTCTTTCTTTGAGGCAAGATTACCAACCGAATCAACAATAATCATCACCTTATCGCCACGCTTGATTTCTTGCAGTTGCTGCATAAGATCAAACTTAAGCTGTTCAATGTCGGTGATAGGTGTATGAATAACAGATTCTAGTGGAACACCAAATGAGGAGAAATATGATTCCGGTGTTCCAAATTCAGAATCATAAAACAGGATAACACCATCGGGATTTGCTTTAAGATATGCAGCACCCATCAATAGAGAAAATGCAGTTTTAAAGTGTTTGGATGGTGCAGCAAGAACAGTAAGTCCAGGTGTCAGACCACCGTCAATGTGTCCGGACAGGGCAACATTAATCATGGGAACACTAGTTGGAATCATATCCTTTTTATTATAAATTTTGGATTCGGTCAGAATTGAAGTATGATCAATTGTGCTATTTTTAATCAGACGATCTTTTAAAGACATATATTATATCCTATCAAATGTAGCAATGGAAAATTTATTATATACCGACTCTAATTTAGAGTCAATCATTAATCAGACTATTCATCCTATCAATAAATTCATCAATTCTCTTTACACGATCGGCTCCATTCCATTTGATTATATCCTTTTCAGGATTTGCTTTTAGATTATTCAATAGAGGCATAATCATATCTCTCAATTTTTGAGCTTTATCATCCACTTTTCTTTCTGAAAATAACTCATCTTCACTTGCATGTGTAAAACCAAAATCATCATCAGTTTTCATTTATTTTAATTCCTCAGTATCAACTAAAAAAGTCTTCTAGACTATTCACCGTTTCAACCTGCCAACCAATTACTTCAAGTATGGACCTGATAGGTTCAAGAAATGATTTTTGAAATTGAGTTTCATAATCCACGTACTTATGTAGATCAAGCTCAGGAGGTAATTCATCAAGTATTGCAATGACATGATCACCGACTGGATTCGGTATTTTGAGATAAGCAAACTTTACCTTATCTCCATCACCTATAGGTTGATACGTATTTTCCAGACCAAATTTTGAGAGCATATGATTATATAATAGAGCACCCTTTACATGAATTGGTGTTCCCTTTGAATATACATGATTTCGATCTCGGTACTTGTCCATACCTTTCATACCTCTAGGAAAGGCTACATCCTCAAATGGTAACTTCATAAACTTTTCTTTAAATTCTGAAATAAATTGTTGCGTCTCAGTCTCGTCACCATTCATAATTATTTTAAGAGCATCCTTAATACTAGCTCTACATGCCTTTGGTGTAGAAGACCTGACAGCCTCAATTCCCATAATCTTGAGTTGAGGATCGGTAAATCTAACATCCTCAATATCAAGTGCATTTAGAATATACATTTTACGAGCTTTCCAGATTCCCTTATCTGCAATAGTCTCGCGTTTCATATGCATCTTTTGTGAATATGCATGCATATATTCTGCAAGCTCTTCAAAAGATTTATTAATCATCTTTTGAATTCTAGTTCCACAAAATTGATGCAGTGTCTCTACAATTTTATCTCTATCACTAATTCCCAAATAATTTACAAGTGGTTCCATATTAATATAGATTGAATCGGTATCAGAAGCAATAACATAATCCAAGTCTTTGGTCTTTAATAGACCATTTAGATATGAATTAAAGTCTCTTTCAATCCAACGAATTGATAGCTGACCAGAAAGAGTAATAGCCTCGGCTATATCAAAATCAAACCAACGAAAATATTCGTTTGCACATGCACCGTAAGCAGAGTTTAATTGAATTTTTTTAGCAAGTTGTAGATTGTGATATCTGGCAATTCGGTTTGTAATTTCCCTTTTTTGCTCAGGTGATGCATTTGAATCTAGTAATTCCAATTCCCTTTTGGCTTCAAGCATTTTTTTCTTATATTCAGTTCGGTCATTATACATTTTTTCCATAAGTGCAGGAAGAAATCCCTGCTTATCTTTTTTGAATTTGACTCCATTAGCAGTATATGCATGACCAGTATCTTCAATAACTGCATACCTATCTAGAATGGAGTCGACTAATGGAAAATGGGATTCTCTTCCAACTTTAGTTTCTGGACTGATATTATATTGCATAATCAAATGTGGATATAGTGAATTCAAATCAAACGAAACAACCCAATTCTTTAAACCGGGCTTGACTTCTTTTACATAACCACCGACTAGGGATTGATTAAAATTTCCTTTTTTAAACTGAGGAATGACAATGGCTCTATCCATCAAATAATTGTGGATGATTACATCCCATGAAAGAACTGTTGTCATTACATCACCGTAATTTACCTTAGCATCATACGCGAATGCAATGACCTGATCGATAAACTTAAGTTTTTCCTCTAGAAGATCAACTACTGTGGTATCTTGAATATTATAATCGATAAAAAGCTCAAAATTTCGCTTATATAGATCATCCAGACTTGTATAGCCTTGAGATTTATAATCAAGTTTCTTGACAGGAAGTTTTTCAACCTCAGCAATTGATTCTAGTTTATAGCTTTCCTGTTGTTCAAATTTAAATTTTTTATAAAGATTAAGATAATCAAGAATGCTAATTCCAGCTGGAGTATATACTTGGTTTTCACGCCCGTGAATTTCTACAGTACGTTCCTCAAGAATTCCCCATGGGGAAAGTTTTTTGGCTTCATGGATGCCCAAAACATTTTTGATTCTATTTACGATATAGGGCAGGTCGAAAAATTCAATATTCCAACCAGTAAGAATATCTGGTTGATAACGACCAGATTGCCAAATCTTAAGAAAATTATTTAATAGATGCCATTCATCTTTACATTTAATGTAATGAACGTTTTCGGTTTTTGGTGTATAATCAAAATATCCAAGTACAACCTTTTCGCCGCGACGGCTCAGAGTGATGGCTGTAATTTCCTTGTCTGCAGTTTCAATATTTGGAAACGATCCGCTTGAATCAGTCTCAATATCAATACCAATTACATTGATCCATGAAGGATCATAGTCCATATCACCGTGAAATTTATCGTAGATATAGAGATATTTGAAGTTATTAAGTCCATATACCTCCATATTTGATACATCACCATAGCGCTTGATAAAATCCCTTGCATCTGAAATGGAATCAAAATCCATCCTCTCGACTGGTTTTCCATCTAGGGTTTTATAATGCGTAGTCGAGTCGCGACTCTTAGTCACAAACATATAGGGTTTATAATCAATAATTTCTTGAATTCTACGATTATCACTTGAATAACCGCGGAGATAAATTTTATCGCCACGACTATACACATTAGTGTAAAACTTTACCATTTATACCTCGGATGGATTTATACTCAATTAAATATACACCATGTAAGGTTTGTGGTCAACCAAATATGGTAAGAGCTTCCCTATATGCTGCTCTTCTTTGGTCTAAAGCATGAACATTCTTTAGAAGACCTGCTGGTCCTGCATTAATAATTCTACTTACTTCATCAATATTTCCTCTATCAGCCAGAGGATTTAGATTATTATTATCCCAGAACCAACCTGCTGACATACAAGCACCTTCGTCGGTTTCCATATAACTTACTACTTCTTCTAGACTCATGTCCATATCTGTAGCAAAAGCTTGATAATTACTTTTTCCTGTAAGTTGGATCAGTCCTCTTCCACGATATTTCCAACCATCACCGGATTCTTCAGGACCATTTCCCATTCTGTTAGCATATACCCTGTTGGCAATTTTTTGTGGGTTTCTGGCATACTGATTTGGATCTATACCTCTAAAATGTCTAGGAAATACTTGAAGAAGTCTTTGAGCACTATAATTCAAATTTTCTTGTTTAAATTTAAGACCACCAGATTCAACACCTATTTGAGCCATAAACATGGCAATCCTATTCTTTTTGTTTATATCAAACTGTGACATAGCATAATCTAGATCATCCACCATATCATCAATAATATTTCTAGGTGTATCTTCAAAAAATGAAAATAACTGTTCTTTTGTCACTAACATTTTAATCTCCAAATAAAAAAAAAGAGGGAGGTTTCCCTCCCTCTACTTATTAAGCACCAATTTTATTTTTTCTCATATTCATCGCTAAATGAATAGTATCATACCTAGTTAGACCGATATCCTTTAGATCGCGATCTGTAAGTTTATTTAATTCGTTAATGCTTTTATGGAATGCAAGAGTGCCTCGAACAGTCTTGATCATACCGGATACGGTCTCTTTAATCATTTAACTTGCTTTCTTTTCTTTAAGTTCAATTTTTCTTGGTTTCTTATCTTCCGGAATAATATGTTCTAGCCAGACCTTAAGCATACCATTAATCAATTCGGCATTATAAATCTCTACATTGTCAGCTAGAGTAAACTGACGTGTAAAGGCTCTATTTGCAATTCCACAGTGAAGGAATTCCGATTTTTCATCTTTAGAATCTGAGTGAATATTACCCTTAATTAGTAGCTTATTATCATCAAGAGTAAGTTCGATGTCCTGCTTGGTAAAACCAGCAACAGCCATTTCGATTACATACTTGTTTTCATCTACTTTTTTAAGATTAAAAGGCGGATATGTCTGTGATACATTATTTGCTAGCCAATCTGCATTTGCTTTTAGATTTTTGGCTAGTCTATCAGCTCCTATAAAGAAGCGATCAAAATTGCTAGTATCAAAATTATATGTCTTCCAATAAGTCATGGTTTCTCCTCATTGAGCGAGTTTATGATCATTGAGTACCCATTAGGCATACTCAAGTCTTATATATACTGATATATGTTATAGTCAAGGGTTAGTGAAAAATATTTTTCATTCTTTCTTTTGAAGTAACAAAGATTTCCTGAGTTATATGATTTAATAGATACATTGGAGTCAGGTTTGCATCTTTAAAGTCCTTTCCAATAATTAAAACCTTTTTAAATGTATTTTCTTCATCACCAATTAATTTTGCAGCTTCTTTAATTTTTTTCTCTGGGATAATCTGAAACATGAATTTCTTCCTTTCCATATTGGGACTTGCCAATAATAAGGTGATAGTATATATTATCGGAATAATATTTGCTTTTATCTCAAGTCTAGGAATATACTATGTATGGAAAAGAGATATAGAAACTCGTGCTTTACTTGAATATAATCAAAGACAACTTGAAGAGACAGTAAGGATTCAACAAGAATATATTAAAAAGCAAGCTGAATTGGAAGAAATTCAAAGGTCATTATCAAGAAGACTTGCAGAAGAAAATAGAACATTGCAAAATAGGATTAGAACCATTCAAAACAATCTAAATTCCCCACAAGCAGCTGCCTCGGACAGACCTGCATCAGATGTTCTTAAGAGAACTGTAGAACAATTAGGGTCATCTAGATGAGTAAATTCTTTTTTATTTTTATAATTTTAATTTTTCTTGTGGGATGTACTAATCCTCAGATTATAACAAGACAAAATCATACAGTTGTAATCCCACAAGATTCTTTTTTTGAATGTAATACTATTCAATCGTTTCCCGATCATAATTCATTAACTGATCTTCAAGTCGCTAGACTTTTAGTAGAATTATATCAGAATAATATGCAATGTAAAAATAGCATCGAAGCCATAAGAACATTTCTTCATGATGCTAAAAGAAGATTAGAAAATAATGAAACCACACCAAATCAAACTATTGAATCGCCTTCTACAAATTCACCAAGAAGAAGACCAATCAGAAGAAATTCTACCAGTGACGTCGCCATGGATGAGGCCTATAGTAATATTGAGGCATATTCCATCGGTGCACGTAACCACCGTGCTGATATCGAGGAATAAAAACTGGGCTCGGTGGTGTATAGACAACTGCTGGTCTAGAAATCACTCCGTAGTTTACGGAAGGTACTACATCAACCGCACAGCCGCTGGTAACAAGACCAGCGACTAGCAGTAAACCAATTGTAAAGAATTGCTTCATTATATGAATCCCTTATACGTCCGGATAACTAGACACGATATAAAACCTATGTCCGAGCCAATATCCTAGATTCCACTTAAGAGTGGTAAAATCATATCGAGAAACATACTTCATCAGTCAATCTCCTCAATTACAGGCTTACCAACAATGTTAGCGGTATTAGCAATATACCGAGAAAAATTTACAGCCTCTTTAAGAGAGGATACATTCTTTGTCCTCTCTACCAGAGTACCCTTTACATAAGGGTTAGGATTCTTGACAATCTCGGAATAGGTCACCTTCAACACGGCATTATCTCCTTTCACCGTATAGATGTTATATCACGAGTATATATCAAAGTCAACGATTTTTTTAAAGTCGTCTACTTCTGGAACCTAGATAATTTCCATCTGAGGGTACCGCTACCCCATAACCACCTTTATTATAAAGCTGAGTGACACCAGCTACTTTGGCTGTCACTTGCTTTTGAACATGCACAGGTTCTTTATAGAGATTAGCCATAATCCCTTTAGCTCGACCGCCATCAACAATGGTGTTACTAAGTTGGGGGGTTTCGGTCTTATAAGATGGAATTTTATTTTTATGAAGTTTTGCTTTTGTCAGCTGATCTGGGTGAACACCATTCTTTTTTAACCAAGCATCGTGTTCAGCTTTTGCTTTAAGTTGTTTTGCAGTAGGTTTTGATTTGCATTTACCATTGGAATTATACATGGGTCCAAGAAGATGCATTGTCATTAAAAATTCCTTTCTCTAGATTACAAAGATAAAAAGGAATAGAAATGATGCTGCAGCAGCAACACCGAAAAATGCTTCCAGAAAGATTCTGAGCATGTTATTCCCTCGGTTGGTAGAATCAATATATCCCACCAAGCACCCGAAGTCAACAGATATTTTATTAAAAAATTTTAATCTGTTACATTACCGATTTGATTACAGAGGGACCGATCCCACGTTCGATAAATGTCTTGTCGATTTTATACGGTTTATAAAATGATACTATATCAGGTATACTATTTTGTGGATCACAGTCACCACAGTAAAAAGCATCTATAGCCGCATATCCAATTTCAGGCCATGTGTGAACTGATACATGAGATTCAGCCAAAACAATTACGCCTGTATATCCATGACCGTCTCCAAAATGATGCCATCTTTCAGTCATAAAAGTTGTTCCTGCTGCACTTGCTGCTTTCTTAAGAGCCGCGGCTGCAGAATCCATATTCCAATATGGAAACGAAAGATGCTCGCCCCATAGATCAAGTATTAGATGCCTACCTAGAGGCTTGACTGTATGCATATATCCCACACCCTTCAAATTTAATTTCAAGTGGGTTATTTATTGATGCTGGAGGAGAACTACGGTCTCGATCCGTATACCTTTTTCAAGGTACCCAACGCTTTCCAGGCGTGGCTGGGTCCCACCCAGTTAATTCTCCAAGAAAATAAATATGGAAGAAAGCCTCGGTCTCGATCCGAAAACCTCTTTCAAGGTTCACACTCCTTAGCAGGGAGGTCTAGGTCCCACCTAGTTGACTTTCCATAGAAGGAACTTAAGATGATAAGAAGAAAGACACTAGTCACCTTAGATATATTCTACTATATGCCAGATCATACAAGCATCATCAATGAGTTTGTATGGCAGACTGAAGACTTGGCTCCTGAATATAGTAGAGTCCAGAGATTCTTACATCACTGGCATAAGAATATTGAGGCTGTAATTCAGGAGATTCTTATGTGTGACTCATTAGATCAAAAGTGGAGAAACGTTGACTTTGATCTAAAACTAAATTAGATACGATCCTAGGGAGAATCGAACTCCCGCGACAGGTTAGACAGACCTGCGTTCTACCATTAAACTATAGGACCAAAAACTTAAACTACTTGCCAATTCAGATTTGAATTGAAGAATACCATTCCGCTTGTTCTAATATAGCGCTGTTCCATTGTACTAGCAGCTCGAATGCCATCAGTAGCATTCATATCTAGTAGAAATCCTCTCTTTCCAAATTGTTGAAACCAATAATTAGGTTCTCGCTCATTTACATGATGATGCCCACCTTGCCCAGGAAAAGCATGAGTTACAACAATTCGTTTGCAATGAAGAAAAGAATCCATGTAGTTATCCATGTATTTTTCTTCAACATGTTCTAGAAATTCACATGACCAAGCTACATCAAATAGTCTATCACCAATAGGTGCTGGTCCCTTTGTATAATCATGCAGAACAAATCTTTCAGGAACATCACGATCAAGTGTAAAATCACCGTCGATCCCAAGAACATCTAGACCTTTTGATGCCGCAAGAGATACCATACCACCAGGACCGCATCCAACATCAAGATAGGACTTAATATCAAATCGATTGATTAGATAATCAAGTGCTCCATTATCTACATGGGTTTCATTTTGATGACCACCTAGATGACCAGGAAGTCCTTTATCGTCAGTGATATTCAATTTAAACATTCTATAATATTCCTATAAGATTAAAAACTGATATTTGTCACTCGATATTTATATTGGTGACGCAGACGGGACTTGAACCCGCATTGTCCAGATTGAAAGTCTGGTTTCCTAGTCCAATTAGAAGACTGCGCCATAACTGGTGGAGAATCGGAGAGTCGAACTCCGGACTTCGCCGTGCAAAGGCGACGTGTTACCACTAGCACTAATTCCCCATGGGGTAATTGATGGGTAATGATCCCATACCTTGAGTTTCACAGACTCACATGCAGACCTCTACACTACAACCACCATAAAAACTTGGTGCCCCCAGTCGGATTCGAACCGACACATTAGCAGGTTTTGAATCTGCCGCCTCTGCCAATTGGGCTACAAGGGCAAAATATGGTGCGCATGGAGGGACTTGAACCCCCAGAACCTGGCTTCTAAGACCAGTATGTTTGCCAATTTCATCACACGCGCAAATCAATTGTGGCAGGTGAGGTATCTCCGTTTAATTTCAAACGGTGCCCATTCTCCTTTTACGGATGATCAGTCCGCTTCATCGCTTTCGAAAGTTGTCAGCGCCACGATGAACTTTCCTTACCACAAACTTGGAGCTCCCGACAGAATTCGGAACCTGCATCTACCTTCCAGTTACCTTAACTCCTGATTCGTAGTCAGGGCGGATACGAGAGCATAGGCTTATTTATATTGGTTGCCCTTTATGGATTCGAACCACAACAAGCAGAGTCAGAGTCTGCCGTACTACCGTTATACGAAAGGGCAAAAAACTGGTTGCCCGCGAAGGACTCGAACCCTCAACCTCCAGATTCAAAGTCTGGTGTTCTTACCAGTTAAACTAACAGGCATTTAAGTGGTCCGGGTGGAGAATTCCGAGATCTCAGCCTCTTGGTCCCAAACCAAGCGCTCTGCCTTTGAGCTACACCCAGATAAAATCAATCATACTTTTTAGTGATTTCAGCAATTCTTTTCTTAAAGTAATTAGAAATAATTATCCATTCTTCATTCTGATATTCAAGAGGAGTGGTATTAAGTATATTTACCAATTCATCTTGAAACGTTGCACGCTTTAGAATTGCCGAAGAATAATTATCATCCATTTTCATCACCTAAAATTGGCGGAGAGCGGGCTGTCTCGATCACCATGCCTATCCCTAGGCACCTACCGCTTTCAAGGCGGAGCCGGCACGCCTGTCCGATTCACTCTCCAAAAAATAGCCGATTGTTTCTGTTTCAAGGCACAATCGTAAGCCCATCAAGATCAAGCCGCTAGGCGAGTCTCGAATGCACCGTTATCATTGGCTGCATTTATTGTTTTTGTTGCGTTAAGGCAGCTTCCGCGCCATTGCCTACTTCAACCCTTACTGTCGTCAGTCGATCCTATTTCATCCCCATATAGAAGGGCTACAGCGTAGTATAAAACAAGAGGTCATAGCCATGTTATTTGGTGGAGATGCAGGGTGCTGCCCCCTGGTCCTGCTCAACTTATTTGACTGAGATCATCAGCAACCGTTTATTTATACTATACAATGGGTCAGAAGTCAACCATTATTTTCAGTCATTGTAGAGGATCAAATATATTAACTTTAATTTCCTCATCAAATTTATCGCAGTCTAATATTACATGACTTGGATTTATACCTGTATAATACCAAAATGTAGTTTTTAATCCAAGTAAGATCTTATAATTTACTGAAAAATATCCTTTAATAGATTCAGATGCTTTTGCACCTATCATTTTTCTAAGATAATGTGCATATTCATCATCGCGCATGACGTGATATTCTAAGATCTGTATGTCTTTTAAAATTGTTTTACAGATTTTTTTGGTATCTATATCTGTAAATTCTATAGTACTGAATTTTATGTAGGGCATACAGATTTTTATCTCTTTTATAGTTTTTTAAGCTCCTGTAGAATATGCTGATATTCTACATCAGGTAGAGGTGTATAATAAAGTCGCCTGGCTGCTTCACCACCCTTTGTATAACACCATTCAAAATAATTATTTAGAGCTCCCCTAATTGGTTTACTGACATTATTTTTATGAACAAGAATGAATGTTCTAGCACGAACTTCTCTCTCAAGCTTTGCCATGGAAATATTATTGATCTTGGCAAATGCAATTTCAATATAACCAATTGCGCCTGGAGAACGAGAGACCATGTTAGAAACACCCTCATTACCACGAGCACCCTGACCAACCTTCCATGCAACAGAAACACCAACATCTTGCCAGAAGCCAGAACTCTTCATTGCACTGGTCCAAACAAAGGTAGTGCCCGATCCATCCGCCCGATAGATGGGAGAAATCACCATGTTTGGAAGTCGAACACCCGGATTCAATGCAACAATATCGGCATGATTCCAGCGAGTAATCTCTCCCTGATAAATCCTAGAAACAATTTCTAGAGTAAGATTGATATTGCGAATACCAGGGAGATTGAACGCAGCAACAACCTCACCTTCAACCATAGGAAACTGGAACATGTCCCCAGGATCAGTAAGCGGTGCATCAGTAGCACCAAAATCAACGGTCCTAGCTCGAATCTGATTGATACCGGCACCAGAACCAATTGACTGATAATTGACTTGAATTCCTGAAACCTGTCGGAAATCTTGCGCCCAGCGTTGATAGAGAGGGGCTGGGAATGTTGCACCAGCTCCGGTAATACTAACCTGTTGTGCTAGAGAAGAATTGGAAAATAACACACAAGGAATAGCCAGAGAAGTTGTGATGAAGTTACGACGATTCATATCAAATACCCCTATAATTTCCACTAGTTAGAACAATTTTGCAGATATGTTCTAGTCGTTCAATATGCTCGTATGCACGCCAGGGGGTCTTATCAACAGAAACCACACCGTGACCCTTGATACCCACAATATCATATTCAGTCACGCCAGTCTCTTCATCTAGCTGCATGTTCTTCATACATGCTTCAGCAAGGTCCCAAGAAATGGGAGGGACATCATTGGTGCTGGGAGCAACTCTTGTATAGCGAGCAATCTCAGGGAAATAGTTTTTAAGATTATCAAGCTTGATGCCTGCATGCATAGCAGCAACAGTATAGGTTGAATGCACATGCATCACTACTCGAGTTTCCCAAGTTGGTGGCAGAACTTTTTGTAGCATGAAATGTAGAGGAAACTCACCACTTGGTTTCAGATTCGCTGAGATATCTGTATATTGAAGCTCGATGGGTCGCCTGTCGTTAAGAACATAAGTCCGTAGCTTCTTGAACTGATCGGGCTGCAGGGTGTGTTTGCGAATATTTGTTGGCGAAAGGAAGAAATGAGCATGTTCGCGATAACGCAGAGATACATTACCATCCCTGGATGTCATTAAACCCTTCTCATAAGCCTCAAACATCAGATCACAGCAAGTTTCTAGCATGTTTTTCCCATTGTTTTGTGAATTGGCAGGTCCGTTAGCTTCACTCTAGCGTGTAAGAGTTTGGACCCCTGCGCTAGAGCTAACCCCGAAGGACTTATAGACCGCGACGGACCTAGCGCGGTATTACAACATATGGTCTAGTTTATCAAGGATGTCGCATCTCTTTCGAGGTAGCTGATCACGCCCATTATTCAGCACCACTGAGCCTGGACTCTTACGAACGCCTGACCACGCTTCTAGACCCACGCCTTTTTATATGTTGTAGTATTCTTATATATCCGCTCAAGTTTGTTAGAAAACTCATACATGGCGATAGCTGCAGCAGAAGCAACATTCATTGACCGAATGACACCACGCTGATTGATATGATAGCATGGATACTTAGATGAGATACACTCTGGAATGCCATTCTGCTCATTACCAAAGACAAGACACATATTATCTGTCATCGAGAATTTAGGAATGTCCCTAATATCTTCTGAGATATCGGTCTTTTCGATGATGATTGGACGAAGCTTATAAGAAGTTACCATCTCCTCAAACTTTGCACCAATCACTGACTCATCAGTCAGTTCCTGAAAATCATATTTCACAACATCGATATAGTTATGAGCACCGACAGTTGACCTAGAATCATACTTGCGCTTACCGAAGATAAAGACTCGCTCAGCGCCAAGGATATGAGCAGATCGAATGCAGTTACCGATATTCAAGTCGTATTCAAGATTCATCAGACAGACGGAATATGGTAGTCTGGATTGCTTTGAAAGCTCTTGAAGCTGTGCAACATCAAGAGACTTTAGATTCTCATGAACGTTGTAACACATAATCGTAACCTCTGGTTGGAAAATGGAGGCGCCAGGTGGTAACGATCCACCACATTTCGACTTATGAGATCGAATGGAACAGCTGTTCTAGCGCCATTGGAAGCAGAGCATGGAATCGAACCATGGGAATCTAGGGAATGAACCTAAACGGGACTCCAGTCCTCCCTGCTATATCTATTCTTTATACTCAATAACATAATCACACGAGCGAAGAAAATCTTTAAATTCTTCAATCAAAGTTTCAGATTTAACTTCACCGCCATGAAGATTAATAACAGCAGTAACAGTCTTATTTGGATAATCAGGATTGCTGTTGCTGCGTTCATAAGTCAGAGTGATTTTTGCATCAGACATGACAAATCTCCATTTGTGGGGCGGAATACCGGACTCGAACCGGTGACCTCTGATTGGAAGCCAGATACGTTACCACTACGCCAATTCCGCAAAATAAATATCTCAACCGAACATATGAGACTTATTTGTATGATATACAATCATCAATGCATTCAGTGCAATAAAATCTTCTCAACAAGAGAGAAGAAGAATCAATACTGCACCAGATTGTGTGAAATACAGTCACAAAAATCAAAAGTCAAAAGAAGAACCAAGTTCTTGAATCGAATACAATCACTATCATATATTAGATAGAAAAGTATCAAAGACCAGAGCCCTGCAAACCATGGGTGGTTTTATCGGTTTTACCAGCAGTCATCTTGAAGCCAGAGAGCCCATTTAATCTGGCTAGTCTTTGAAACTGGAGCGGATGATGGGACTCGAACCCATGGCAACTTCGATGGCAACGAAGTGCAATAGCCGCTATGCGACACCCGCAAAATAGCTGAGCCTCAAGCCTTGGCTCGAATGTTGTCTGGCATTGCTACGCCTCTTTCGATAATTCGTATCCAGATCAAACAAAGACATGGTAGGGGTACTTGGACTCGAACCAAGACCACCCGGTAATCTGCCGGCTCCTTTACGGTCGGGTGTATAAGACCCGCGTGCTAACCTTTACACCATACCCCCAAACTTCATAATATCTATATATCACATTTTCCAGTGATGTCAACCAATATTTGGTGCTCCCACCCGGAATCGAACCAGGTTCTCAGGATTACAAATCCCGTGCATCGCCACTTATGCTTTAGGAGCATTTGGTGTTTCTGGTTGGTCCCGACCCAACGACCTCTCCCTTATCAGGGGAGTGCTCTACCAACTGAGCTACAGAAACAAGAAACTTATAGGACCGTTTGAAAATCACTAAAGGCATTTGTTCGTTTTACAACCGCTCTTCCTTGGGCGGCAACCTTTACCTTCATTTCGCGCTTCCCTGCCTACAGTTAGATATTACAGTCGCATATCCACATAGTAGGAATAAAATGGCTGGCTAGACAGGACTCGAACCTGTAACCGTCCGGTTAACAGCCGGATGCTCTACCATTGAGCTACTAACCAACAACTTTGGTGGGCAAGGAAGGATTCGAACCTCCAATGTTTACCCAGAGGGAACAGATTTACAGTCTGCCGCAGAACCACCGTCTCTGCCGCTCACCCAAAAGATGGAGGAACATGAAGGAATTGAACCTTCGTAGCAAGTTTTGCAGACTTGCGCCTAAGCCACTCGACCAATG